GTCGCTTGACAAATCAATCAAATGATGATAAGGAGAATCATGATGAAAAAATACAAAGTAAGAATATACGGACTAGGAATAGACGCAACAGCAGTAATACCATTCGACAACGAACCAACACAAGAGATACTGGAAAATAATGTAGCTTACTATCTTAATAATAATTTAATGAAGATAGAACCAGATAGTTTTTTTTCTAATAAAAAATATACAATCACATATGAGGAAGTAGATATTTGAATTATAAGCAACAACTAGCAGTTGTGGCAGGTTTATCTGTGCCACCAGATACGACAACTAGAATGGATTGTCCATTCTGTAATGGTAGAAATACATTATCAGTTGATACTACAGAAAATAGTTTAAGGTGGTATTGCTTTCATGCGTCATGTAGTGCAAAAGGAACAAAGCAAGGAGAAAAAAATATGCAATATGTAGAACGAGTTTTTCATGGTAATAAAGATTTACACATAGAGGATAGTGAGTTTAAAATACCAGACAGCTTTCAATCAATATACTCAAATGAAAAAGCTATGCGTTGGCTATCCAATAATAATTGTTGGGAGTCATGGTCATGGGGTCGTGCAGATTTTAAGTATGATGTTAAACAAGATAGAGTTGTATTCTTAGTTAAGAACAGAGTATCACATAAGATAGTTGGTGCAGTAGGTAGGGCATTAAATAAAAATGAGTTTCCTAAATGGTATATGTATGGTAATAAAGATATACCTTTTAAGTGTGGTGAGTGTAATGATGCAGTTATTGTAGAGGATTGCCCATCAGCTTGTGCAGTATCTAATATACTAACTGGTATTGCAATCATGGGTACAAAATTAAAAGAGGTACAAAAGAGTCACCTCAAACCGTACAAAGATCTCTATATATGTTTAGATAGAGATGCTACAACTAAAGCATACGACATGGCAAAAGATTTAAGATCCTCTGGATTTGATAATGTAATTGTAAAACCACTTGAAGACGATCTTAAATATTATAATACAGAACAGATAAGGGGCATATTTTATGGCAGTAAATCTTGATAGAGGACTAAATGATCTTGAAGATTCAATAGATAGATTAATAAAACAAAAAGAATATTTACAAAGACAATTAAGAAAAACAAAAAATAATAGGGCAGAAGAGATAATGGCTTTATATGCAGAAGTTAAAAGATTAAAAAATGAAAATGAAGATTTAAGAATGTATGAAATTAAATCAAAATATAAAATACAAAATTTAGAAAAGGAGTTGCATGATAGAAAAACAAATGATTAGGCTTATGCTTAATAAAAAATTTTATACACAATACAAAGGTACATTGTCACCAACAGTATTTGCAGGAGACATAAGTTCTCTGTATGAAACAATACAGAAGTCACATGAAAAGTATGAAGATGATATTAAGATAGATGAGTTATATTCTTTACATACAGCTATATTTAATCCTGCACTAACCCGTGCTGCTAAAGAAAAGTTTAGTGAGTTAATAGAAGACATCAGAGAAGTACAAGAGCCTAATAAAGAAATAGCAAAAGATATAATGCGTATCTTATCTGATAGAGATCTTGCACAAAGGATAGCAGTAGAAGCTACAGAAATATTTAATGGTAAAGAAGCAAACTTTACAGAGATAACAGGTATGATAGACAGACATAAGAGCAATGTTGATGAGGAGAAAGTACCTGCAGTTACAAATGACGTTGGCGAAGTATTAGATCTATTAGATGTAACAACTAAATGGAAGTTTAATATACCTGTATTAAAGGAGAATGTTGGCGGTATTGGTGGTGGTAATCTTATGATAGCATTTGCTAGACCAGAGACAGGTAAGACAGCATTCTGGGTTAGCCTTTGTACTGGACCACAAGGTTTTGCTGAGCAAGGTGCTAAGATTCATGCGTTTATAAATGAAGAGCCTGCCATTCGTACACAGATGAGAGCAATATCTTGTTATACTGGTATGACTAGAGAAGAAATAATACAAGAAAAAGATATAGCACAAAGAGTTTGGGGTGAGATAAAAGATAACATTAGTATGTTTGATACAGTTGATTGGTCAATAGAGGATATAGACGCACACTGCGAAAAGCATAAACCAGACATAATAGTTATAGATCAATTAGATAAGATTAATGTTACAGGTACATTTGCTAGAACAGATGAGAAGTTAAGAAAAATATATACAAGTGTAAGAGAGATAGCTAAGCGTAGAGAGTGTGCTGTTATTGCAATATCTCAAGCATCTGCTGATGCAGATAATAGAAATAGTATATCATTTAGCCAGATGGAAAACTCTAAGACAGGTAAAGCAGCTGAAGCAGATTTAATTATTGGCATAGGTAGAAATGCTAATAGTGATACAGAGAATAGAATAAGAACATTATGTGTAAGTAAGAATAAAATAAATGGATATCATGGAGAACCATCTTGCACAATTAGAAGATCAATTAGTAGATACGAAGTTTAACAGAAAGGCAAATATGATAACAACAGTTGATGTAGAAACATCGTGGCAAAAGACAGAGACAGGTGGCTATGACCCGTCACCATTTCATCCAGACAATGTATTAGTTAGTGTAGGATTACATTCTAATTACGGTGATGAGTATTATTTTACAGGACACTCAGAAAGAGTTAGTAAAGGTGGTAAGGCTAGAATACAAGAGGTATTGAGTGAAACAACTTTACTTGTAGGTCATAACATTAAATTTGATTTGATGTGGTTATTAGAGTCTGGATTAGAATATACTGGCAGAGTTTATGATACTATGTTGGGGGAGTATATACTTAATAGAGGTATAAGAAAAAGTTTAACATTAGAGATGTCTTGTCGTAGAAGAAAGATAGGATCTAAAGATGATAGAATAAAAGAGTTTATGGACAGGGGTATATCATTTGAAAATATACCTGCAGATATTGTAGAAGAGTATGGTAAAATAGATGTTCAGATAACTAGAAAACTATTTGATTCTCAGATGGCAGACTTTAGATTACCTAAAAATAAAGGATTACTTATGACAGTTAAGATGATGAATGAGTTCTTAGTTGTATTATCTAATATGGAAAGAAATGGTATTAATATAAATCTTGATGAACTTAATCAAGTAGAAAAAGAATACAGAGCAGAGTTTGCGTATCTAAAACAAAAGATAGATAAGATAGTTTATAAACAAATGGGAGATACTAAAATTAATTTATCAAGTCCAGAACAATTATCTTGGTTAATATATTCTGCAAAACCAAAAGATAAAAAAGA